CGTCCGAGGCGACGAGGGTCCAGTCTCCCCTTTGGTCCCCGACCGCCCCGGTCCCTATCCCGTGGTCGGATCCGTTCGGGTGTCCGACTATCAGGGAGTCGTTCAGATCTCGTTTGTAGACCTCTCCCGTTACCTCGACCTCGACTACGTTCCGCCCGAACGTGAGGGAGATAGATCCGGACTCCGGGGCTTCTATAAAGTTCGCCTCCGTCCGGCGTATGTCCCGCCTGTTCTCGGCTATGTAGCGGTCCGCGGAGTCCACCATATTAGAATACCTGTAGTCCCTGCGGGATAACCGTAACCGTGGTCGGACCCGCCTCGTTCACTTTCACGTCCACACTCACGTAGTCGGTATATCTGCGCGTGAACTCGACGGTTTTCGTCTCTCCCGCCGCAAACGAGACGGTTTTACTTTTCACTACCTGTCCGTCCTCCGTGAGTTTCGCGGTATGGTCCAGCCCGTAGCCGGAGTCGTTCGTAATGTCCGCGGAGATAGTGATAGTCTCGTAGGGCGACGGGAGGGTTTCGCTTACCTGTAGGTTCGCGGTCGAGAACGACGAGGAGGCGTCTATCGGAGGAGGTGTCTGTGATAACTCGACCCGCGGGCCGAACACTTCTAAGGTCCCTTTCGGAACTCCCACTCCGTCGTAGGAGAGTCCGTCCTCTCCGTGAATACGGATCCCGGCGGAGATCTGTTCTCCGTCCGTCTCGTCCCCGGCTATGGTCGTCCCCCAACTGAACGAGTTTATCCACTCGTCGTAGGACGAGAACCCGGAGAGGGCGGTCCCAAAGTCCCCGAACGTCTCGTATTTCTGTTCCATACGCTGTCGGAACCGGGACGCGGACTCCGACCCCACGCCGATAGTGTCGGTTAGGTATGTCTCGAACTCCGCAAAGGACGCCTGTCCGTTCACGTCGGACGTAAACGTGGAGTAGTCTTTCTCCTCTCGAATAGCGTCGAACGTCGAGAGGTAGGGGTTATTCTGGACGGTGGGGGCTTTCACTCCGAGGGCGCGTAGTTTCTCTTTCTGTGTGAGACTGGACATTAGGCGGACGACCCCGTTACGCCTACCTCTACTCGTCCAGCGGTATCAGTCCTTACCTCGGAGACGGTAAAGTAGCCGTTCAGATCCTCCGGGGGCCAGTCCACAAAGAGGGACTGTCCCACTCGGACGTTCTTAAACGCCGGATCCGCGACGGTAAACGTAACGTCCGTGTCCTCCCACGCCTCCTCCGAAAGGTAGCCCTCTCCGTAGTCCCGGAGTTCGCCCTCGTTCTGGATCTCTTTGTTTACGAGAGGGCGTTCCCGGGCGGAGACGCCGTAGAACGAGATAGAGGCGGAGGACTTTAGCGGGACCTGTAGATCTCCCGCCCCCTGAACGACGACCTTATTCGTTATGTCCGTCGCGTCCCGGTTCGGTTCTATGTCCACGACCCGCGTAGAGGAGTAGGATATACTCTCCGGGGCGTCCGTGTCCCCGTCCGGTTCATAGTGTAAGTGGTCGTCCTCGTCCACGAACGACGTAGCCCCGTCCTCTACGGCTAACTGTGCGATAGCCTCGAAAACGGAGGCGTCGAACCGCCTCGTTATCTCTCGACCGGAGTCCTGAACGTCCACCGTGGACAGTCCCGTGTCCCCCGACCGCGTTCCGAACGGTCGGGTCCGGGCGTAGTCTATCACTCCCGCCCGCGCCTCCGGGAGACTCCCGGAGAGACTAATCCGATATTCGAGTTCGAGGGATCCGGAGAGTTCCGCCCCGTCCGTCGTCGCCTCCTCTAGCGGGAGACGCTGTTTCGTGAACTCCACTCCGTCCGGGACGGGGAGATCCCATACCATAGAGGTCCCGGAGTCGTCCGTTAGTTCGACCTCCGCGGAAAAGAACCCGCCCTCGTTATTGAACGCGTAGCGCGTCTCGAACCACAGGATCTCCGCGTCGTCCACAGCGGAAAACGGAACGTCGTCGTAGGTAACGGAGAACGTCCCGGACTCTCCCTCTCCCCAGTAGAGAAAGAGGAGGTCGGACCCATACTCGTTAAACTCGACGGAGGGGAGGTCCGCTAACTCGAACACGGGAACGTCCGAACTCCACCCGTCGAGGTCGTCGCCTGTGTGGACGACGACCGGACTCCGGGGCTGGACCTGTGTGTTCACCATTTCCTCCACGACCTCTCCGGAGTCGCGGTTATACCACGGACGGTGAACCTCCACGAATTGTAGTTCCTCCCGCTTATCCCGGGCGGTGAGGTTCAGTTTCAGGTTCCGGGACCCCGTGGGCGGTTTCTTTTCGAGGTAGCCGGTCCACACAGTCTCCCCGTCCCGCTGGATTATCACCTCGTCCCCGAACTCGAACGCCCGATTAGAGGCGGAGTTCTTTACCTGAACCTCCGCGGTTCCGAGTTTATCCGTGTCCGCCCCGGAGTAGTTCACCTCGAAAAGCCCGTCCACGGTCGTCCCGCCTACTGTAACTGTGAAAGCCATAGGTCTAACTAATGAACGCGTCGAGGTAGGTCCACTCGACCTCGACGCTGTAGGATCCCGCGCCCATTTCCGCGTCCTGTGTGTCCTCCGTTACGGTAATGTCCGTAAAGACTCCCTGAAAGTCCGGACGCGGACCCCACGTTAGGAGGTCGAACCCGTCCGTAGTGTCGAACCCCCACTCTTTGTGTGCGCGACGGAGTTCCGACTCGAAACCTAAGTCCTCGTCCGAGTAGGTCCCGGAGTTCGGGAATTGGTCGGAGTCCATATTTTTCACGTCCGCTTTCACTACGATAGTCTCGTTCTCTATAACGAGTTTCCCGCCTATGACCTCCCGGAGGGCGGAGATAACGCTGGACGTTACGACCCCGTTCGAGGCTGAATACTCGACGGAGGTAGCCTTAAAGTCGAACGTCTCCGTCCCGTCGTTCCGCGTAAGTTGGACTGAACCTATCTGTGTCATACGTATTACTTACCTCCCGCTAAGTCGCCTGTGTTGGACCCGACCTCCTCCCCTATCATACGGGCGAGTTCTTTCCTCTCGGACCTCGACATATTCGAGAAATCCCCGTTCGACCCGTCCACGGAGACACTTACGTTCTGTTCCTGAACGTTCGTCCCGGGCTGTTCTCCGGGGCGGGCGGTCTGTCGGGACCCTCCGATAGTGTCGGGGGCGAACCGGTCGAGACGGGCGCGGGCGGTTTCCGTCGCGGACCGTAACTGTCGGTTCCCACGGTTCCGGACCCGGGCCATACGGGAGGACATACTCTCGTTCTGGACGGTCCCCGCGCCCACGTCCAGCGGGTTCCGACCTCCGAGGGAGACGCGCCCGACCGGATCTATGGAGACTTTCGGGATCTTATTCACCTTCTGGATAAGGGAGTTCAGCCCGCCGCGGGCGGAGTTAATCGCCCCCTCTATCCCTCCGATTATGGAGTTCGCTATGTCGTTCACTATCCCCTGTGAGAACGTGAGGATCCCGTTCCATCCCGCCCTCCATACGTAGTCCGCCGCCTCGACCGCCGCCCCTATCCCGGTCTTTACGGCTATCCCGAACGCCTGAAATCCGAGTATGGCTTTCGACGTGAACCGGGTAGCCGCTTTCGCCCACTCGACGGACGTATTCACGAACTTGTTTTTAGCCGCGGTCCAGTCCCCGGTAAGCGCGGAGAACGCCGCGGACATATACCCGACGAGAGGACCCCCGACGAGAAACGCGAGATCCGCGAACGTCGAGGTCATAGTATCGGTTTCGGACTGGACGACCGGGGTTACGTCCGTGAGTCCGAGGAGTTCAGATCCGAGGAGTCCGACCCCGACTACGGCTAAGAACAGCCCCGCCGCTAACCCCGCGGGTCCGGCGATAGCCGCCCACGCGGTCGTAGCCGCCCCGGAGACGGTTCCCAAAGCCCCGGAGAGGGTGATACTCGACCCGGTGAGGAGGGCGGTCCCCCTCGTCGCTAAGGCTAACGCGCCCTCGTAGAGGGTGGTAGCGACTCCCGCGACGCCGAACATATCCGCCGCAAAGAACAGCGCGGATCCGAGGAGTCCGGTCGAGGAGTCGAGTTTCGAGGTCCAGCGGTTCGCCTCCTCCGTCCGTTTCGTGTTTTCCTCGACCTGTCCCCCGTAGTCGTTCTGTGCGGACGCCGCCCCGACCGCGGACTCCGCGACTCCCTCTAAGTTATCCTGTAGACCGGAGGCTGTGTCCGCCGCGTCGTCGCCTCCCTTAACGGACGCTACCCAAAAGACCTCCCCGAGTTTTACCATTAGAACCGCCTCCCGGACATAGCGGAACGGGCGTTCTGTCGCCCCTCCGCTTTCTTACGGGCCTTTTCCCGTTCCTCCGTTTCCATCTTTTGAAGTTCGTTCGACATAACGAGGTAGCGCATTAGTTTCTGTTCAGGTAGACCTCCTCTCGTTACCTTATGAGTCTTAGTTACGGAGTCGGGGGCGTCGAGGTCCCGGATCTGTTCTATCCCGACCGCCGCGGCTACGGCTACCGCGAGAGGCGTCCACAGCCCCGTCTCTACGAGGGCGATAACTCCGAGGGTGATTGTACCTACGGACATAGCCCGGACTGTCGTGGGCGACAGGCGGGCGAGAGACGCCGCTGTGTCGTGTCTCTCCTCCTCGACGGTATGGACCTCACTCGTCGGGGCTACCGCGTCCAGCGGGACGCCCTCTTTCAGGAGGAGGAGTTCCACGAACTCCCGACTCCACGGGATAGCCCGGGGATCCTCGACCTCTTTCCCCCGGACTATCCTTCTAACTTTCCCTCGTCGCCCTCCGCTACGCCGGACTGTTCCTTAAGCCACGCCCGGAAATGTTCCACGTCCGCGTCCCACGAACCCGCGTCCGACTCCGCGTAGGTTTCGAGAACGTCGAGGACGCCCTCCGTGATACCCTCCTCTCCCATATCCATAGGGTCGGGGACGTGTTCCTCCAACTTTGAGAGGAGATCTTTCGAGGCGTTTTCCGTCGCCCACTCTTTCACCGTCTTATGGTCCGGGAGGAAACTCGTCTCCTGAACCTGATAGTCGAACATACGGGAGTAGTAGTCCACAAAGTCGAACCCTCCCTTACTCTCCGCCGCGACGGACTGAACGATCCGCTGTTTCTTAGGCCAGCTAACGTTTTCCGCCGGGATTAGAACGAACCCGAACGCCTTTTCTTTCCGTTCGCCCGTCTCGGAGTCCTCGACGGTGAGGCGGATCCACTCCTCGACCGTCTCCGTCTCGTCTACTGTCGCGTCCGAGTAGGACCCGGTTTCTACGTCCTCCGGCGTCTCCTGAAATGGCATACTATACAGAACCGTAGGGAGGGCCTAAAGAAATATCGGACGCTAACGAAAAGTGGTTCCCCGAACCGTTCAGGCGAGATAACCCTGTGTCGAGCTGGAGTCCTCGAACGTAACGGTGAGGCTTTCGGGAACGATATTCATTTCTACCTGTAGAGTGTCGTCCTCCGCCCCCTCCCCGCGGGGCGTCGCGTGTCCGGCGTCCGTGAGGTTATTCCCGGTGAGGGAGAACTCCACAGCGTCCCCGTTCGCTTTCGAGAACCTCATAGACGCGTCCACGCCGCCCGCGGTCGGGTTCTGTAGTTCGTCGTAGAAAGTGCTATCCACGACCGTAACCGTAGCCGTGAACTCATACCCGACCTGTCCCCCGTAAAGGATCTCGTAGGGGTCCGGGGCGCGGGTGGACTCTATGTAGTGTCGGGCGGAGGAGTTCTGATTAATGGAGATAGTGAACTCCTCTAACCGGGCGACGGTCGTCCCGTCGAACGTGAACCCGCTGGACAGATCCGAGAACAGCCACGGGTTCCGGTCCGGCATACCCGGGTCCGAGGTCGGGCTACTCCCCCTCTGGACGCCGATAGCGATAGTGTCCAGCGTCGTAGTGAGGCGTCCCTCGTTATCTAACGAGATCTCCCCGGAGGTCGGGACGACCGTGTTAAACGTCCGTACAAAGTCGGACGCCCCGCCCCGTCCGAGGTGAGTAGCCTCGACCGTGAGGGACGGAGGGACCGGCGTCGCGGACCCCGCGGACGCCCCCGCCGCGGTAAGGACGTGTTCGTTCGTCCCGGCGGAGGGCGTGTCCGCGGTGAACGTCTCGGATCCGAGGAGGACCGCGAGAGGGTAGCCGTCGTATGGGATAACCGGGTAGGACCCGCCCTCGTAGACCTTTTGACCCTCCGTTTTCGCGTTCATTTCTCGACCCGTCCCGATTAGGAACTCCTCGTTCCACGAAACCTCCGGGTCCGGGTGTTCCGTCTCCTCCTCTATCTTTCCGAGGTGTCTCGTCGGGGTTACGGTCGTCCGCTGTTCGTCCTGTAGCCCGACGAGGATCCGGGAGTCGTGTCCTTTCTGTGGGGAACCGCTGATACTCATACGTTACAGCGTTCTCCCCGCGGAGGACCCTTAAGGATAGCCTACGGGATTACGCGGTCCGGGAGTAGGCGCGGAACGTAAACGTGAATTGTATCGGGAACACGTCGAATATCTCCTCGTCCGGGAACGTATATTCGTAGTCCACCGTGTCCCACGACCCGATAGAAAGCCCGTTCGCGGACGCCTCCGTGTCGTCTCGAACGTCCCGGAGGATCTGAACCACGTCGTCTTTGAGTTCGACCCGTCGGGCGTGAGAGTCTATTACTTTCGCCTCCGCGAACACAGCGGAACCGTGGTCCAGCGTCGTCCGCGCCCCTCTCCAATTCTCGAAGTGTTCGGACGTGTCCGCTATCAGGATATACTCGTTCGTCCCCGGAGGGACGCTTTTCTCGTCTCGACGGACGCGAACCACGTCCGGTTTCCCGTTCGAGTAGTTCGCGGCGTCCGAGAGTAGCGTTTCTATGACTCCTGTAGTGTCGTGGTCGGGATCTACCATTTCTATTTACCCTCTTTCTCGAACGAGTTTTCCCCGTTCAATTCCTGAACGTCCACGTAGCCGGACTGTAGGAGTCCGCCCGTGTCCGTCGCCTCGTCCGCTACTATGTCCTGTGAAACGCCGAAAGCAAAGTCCAGAAAGTCCCGCATTATCTTGAACGGGGCGGACGGGTCCTCCGAGTTCGCGTAGGGCGTCTCTATGGAGTCCAGCGCCCCCTTTGCTTTCTCCATACTCCTCTCCATAAACCGGACCGCGACGGTCCCGTTCTTTGCGATAGCGTTCACGACTAACCACGCTACCGCGTCTTTCCACTCCGAGGTAGTGACCTCCGAGGGATCCGATACCGCGGCGTCTTTCATACCCGCGTCGAGGTCGTTCCACTTTCGGTGAACCCACTCCCGGATAGGCGAGAACGGAGGAGAGGTCCCGGCGTAGGTCGTCTCCCAATTGACATAGGGGGCGTGGTCCGCGGTATAGCCGTAAGCGCCCTCTACGTCGAACCCTCGACGGATCTCCTCTAAGGCGTCGTCGTTCAGATCCGTAGAGACGTTAGCCATTACGGAACCGCCCTCCTGTGTTCCTGAATAGCCTCCATAGCGTCCGACCGGAGACTGTCCGCGGCGTCCGTGAGGTCGAGACCCGCCCCCGAGGAGGTCCGGAACATATCTCCGAGAGAGTCCATACGGGCTATGTCCGAGGCGACGAGTTTCCCCACAGCGTCCCGGAGGTCCCCCGGGACGGACGAGGAAACGCCCTCCGTCGTCGTCGCGGGGTTCGAGGTCCCGGAGACGTTCCCGTTCTGGACCTCCGTAGCCGCGGAACTCTCGTCCGGACCGTAGCGGTAGTTCACCCGGGCGGTAGCGTCGTCTACGAGGGCTTTCCCGTAGGCGGAGACGTTCCCGACCGTAACCGCGTTTATGTGGATCTTTAGCCGCCCACGGTCGGGTTCTATGATATAGTCGTCGTCGGAGAGAACCGACTCGGACGCCTCTCCACCGCTACTCGTTAGGTCGTCGTAGTTCCGTCCGCGGTAGAGGACGAGTTCGGTTATACTCTCCACGTCCAGCGCGGGTAACTGAACGATAGCCCACGCGTCCGCTACCTTTGTCGGATCTCGGAGACGCCGCCCGGAGGAGTAGCGACTCCGCCGCCTGTGTCGAGAGTGTTTCTGTAGGTGAGAGAGTTTCACGGGGCGCGTATGTGTCGCCTCCCGCCGCCTCCACGCTTTGTTAGTCCGAGAGTCCACGAACTCCGTCCGGTCGAGTAACATACTGATAACCTCCGACTCCCCGGGGTCGGAGAACCCGTCCCGGTTCCGGACGTGTTTCAGAACGTCGTCCGGGGAGGCGTAGGGAACCTCGTCTACTACGGTCGAGGGGATAGCCATTTCTTAGACGCTACTCCCCGGGGAGTCCTCTAAAAGGTAGGCTACGGAACTCGTTTAAGAAAACGGGAGGGTTCGGGAACTCTACTGTTCGACTACGAGGACGTTCACCGTGTCCGTCGAACTCCCGGATCCGTCCGAGATAGACGCCTGTGAGGTCCCCGCGGACGCTACGCCCGCGTCGTCCGGCGCGGCTTTCGCCGTAGCCGTAATGTAGGGTTCCGCGTCGAGGTCCCCGTCTACGCCGGGGAGGTCCGCGGAGTAGTCGAGAGTGTAGGTCCCGCTGGATAGCGTGACCTGTCCAGCCCATACCCGCCCCGATCCGGGAACGGAGGGATCCGCCCGGGCGTCCGAGATCTTTTTGAAAGCCATATCTCGTTACCCTTTAGGCGACGTTCTCGACGCGGTGGAGGTGGTTGATACCCTCTCCGACGAGGGTCCCGTAGGCGTCCACCGCGAACGTTTCGGTCGGTCCGGTCTTTGCGAGAGGGTGGAGGGTAGCGTCCTGTAGCATACCCATATACCACCCGGAGAGGTCCACACTCCACAGGTCCCGGGACCCGGCGGAGTTGTTCACTCCGTGGGACTTGAGGACGGGCGTCCCGTCCACCATAAGACTCCGGAAACCGAAGTCGAGTTCGTCCCCGGGCGACTCGAACCGCGTAAAGTCGTCCAGTTCCTTTTTCAGGTCCGTGAGGACGCTGTGGGTCGTGATGTGAACCACGGAGTCGAGGTTCGCCCCCTGTCGTTCGAGGGTTTCCATAGCGTCGTAGATGTCGTCTACGGAAATGGTCGAACCCGTGAGGTCCGTAGTGAGATCCGGGGAGGTAGTCGAGATAAGGTCCTCGAACCCCTCGAACCCGGACCCGTCCGCGTTCGTCCCCTGAATCATTTGCGTCTCCTCGTACTGACGCATAGCCCGCATCATAGCCTCCTCCGTGGTCGAACGGGTGGAACGGAGACTCGACGCCGCCAACTGAACGAGGTCCGTTACCTCGGACTCTCGACCGTAGGGAACCACGCTGTAGGAGTGGTTCGCGTAGGTGTCGTCGGACTCCGGGTAGGGACCCGTCTCACCGAACGCGGAGACGGACCCGACCGCGGTCTGTTCGTCCGC